CAAATGGTGACTGGCCGACGAGTTGCTGAATCTTCGGGTCTTGGGCAGCGGCCATGTGGACGGCGATGTGCGCCTCGTGATCCTGATAGAGGAACGCCTTGACAGGCTCCTGCTTGAGGATGGCCATGTTCTCGGTGACGGGGTCTTTCGGCTTGATGTCGTCCGGGAGCTTGATGATGTCGGGCGCGTCTTGGATGCCCAGCACCTCGAGCATCTGCCGGTGCAGCTTGCCCATGTCGTAGAGTTGGGGTGCCTGCTGTGCGAGTTGCAGGGCAGCCTGATACTGCATGATCCGCTGCGACATGGTGGCAGCGTTCGGGTCTGAGACGGGGATGACGTCGATGGTTTTCAGGTCGAAGTCATCGACACGGCTGAAGACTGTCTTGTCCCCAGCGACTTCGTACTCGTAGGCATCGGGCATGAAGTCATGGATGACCTGCGCGAGGATGCGCAGTTCCTTCTTCATCGCCGCGTGCATCCGGGCTTGGACACCAGACATCACCTTCATGGACCGTTCCATGAGGGCGAGGGTCGTGCCAACGGGTGCCTGCGCGTTGATGTCCCCGACTTGGATGTCGGCAACGGAGCCGATGCGGCGGGCCTCTTCTACGATATTCTGGAGGAGGGAGTAGAGAACCCCCGACGGTTCCTTGAACGGCAGAGGGAAGATCGAGTCACGGATGGCCCCGCCGGGGATGTCCACATCCCTGAACTCGCCCGGCTGGATGGGGGTGTTGTCGCCCTTGATACGCAGGCCGCGAGCTTTCAGACCACCCGGCAGGTTGGCGAGAGTGCCCGCGTCAATGAGCTGGCGCAGGATGGATGTAGCTGAGCGCGACAGGCCCCCGATCATGTGCACGAGGCCAATGCCGTAGAACCCGAGCCCCGGGAGGTAGGGGTAGTGAACGAAGTGCGAGCGCTTCTCCTTGTTCTCGTCGTCCTCGTACCAATTCTTGCGGATCGACAGGATGGTCTTGGAACTCTTGTCGATGGTGATGACGTAGGGGCGTGCGATGCCGTCCGGGTCGTTGTAGGGCTCAGGCAGGTCGTAATCGACGTGCATCTCGAGGAGCGTGTGCCGGTCATCGTCCGCGCCGGGCGACGTGACCCCTTCTACCTCGTCGTACTTCTCCTGAATGTCGCTCTTCTCGAAGACGGCGGGCGGAAGTTCGACGTCGCGATAGAAGCCGTTTGCCTGCAACTTCTTGATTTCGTTGGGGGTCTTCTTCATCACATGGGTGTAGCGCTCGGCTGACTCGATGTTGGACGAGCCGTAGTTGATGATGAAGTCCTCGGCGGGCACGAAAATGGAGATGGGCCGACGCTTGAGCGGGTCGTAGTAGACCTTCTTGAAGGCGGAACCAGCGAGAGCGACACGGAAGAGCATCTGCTCCGTCTCGTCGCGGTATTCGACCATGCGCTCGGTGATGATGTAGTTCATCTCGTTCTGCACACGGTTCGACTGCTCGAACTTCTCCTTGGTCATCTTGCCGACGATCTTGGTGCGGACAGGCCCAGACGCGGGGAGGAGCTCACTGACGGCCTGCGCTTGGAAGCGCACGACAGATTCTGTCAGGACGGGGTGGAAGACACCGGCTGCGCCCTGCCAAGGGATGGTGCGCTCTTCGAACTTGAGACCCAGCAGGTCGATACCCTTGACGTAGGTGTCCACCCAGTCCTTGCGCGAGTTGCGGTCGGACATGAAGCTCTCGACGAGGTCCGAGGCGATGGCCTCCAGATCGGCGTCGTCGATGAACTCGGCGTAGTTTGAGTTGTGCTCAGGCCCCATGAGCTCTTCGGTCATCTCGCCAGTGAAGTCTATGACGAGGGTGCCGTCATCTTCGGTGGTGATGGAGACTGCCTCCGGGTTGACGACATCAACCTCAAGGGCGGCAGCGTCGGGGTTGCCTTCGACCTCGAGATCGAACGGCTCCATGGGCTTTACGACGGCCATCTACAGCTTCCTTGATTTATGTCAGCGTGCCGGGCGCGGTGGCAATAGACCAGCAATGCCGCGACGCTGCCTTGCGGAACTAAGACGTTGAGCGCTCAACCTTTGCTGGGTTGGGGTTATGGGCTGTGCTGCTGGAGATGCTGCTGGCTGCATAGCCGCTGGCTGAATAGACTGGCGCTGGCGTTCTGCCTGCTGCTGACGAAGCATCATCAGTTCCTGCATCATCTGCTGTTGAGCCTGCTGCTGCATCATCTGCTGTTGCTGGTTGTACTGTTGCTGCTGCTGGGCGATTTCCTGCTGCGCTGCATTCATCGCCTGAAACTCAGGTATGTTGGCGAACGGGTCTCCACCCATGGAGGCAGCTTGCCTTTGTTCAGGCGTCATGCGGTCAAAGTTGCGGAAAGCGTCAGTGTTGGTGAACTGCTGTTGTAGCGACTGCAAGCGCTCAAGTTGAGCCGGTGGCGGCTGAAACGGCTGCATCTGTGACATCTGGCCAAAAGCCTGTGGCGGCATCCCGCCAAAGGACTGCGGCGGCATCTGCTCCAAAGGTTGCCCAACGGAAACTTGGCCTGCGCCCGGCGATGGTTGCCCAAGTGGCCGTAATGGCGGTCTCGCCACAAAATCGACCGCAGAGATCGTAGGTGGGTACGCGGTAGCCTGAGCATCGCTGACTAATTGCGGCGCTGTTCTGGCTGACGCGCCGCCCTTGAGACCTGCGTTAGAGCTAGATGGACCCATTCCCATGACGTCTCTCCTTCCGGATTTCAGACACTATACAGTCAAGTGCCGCGTCTAGCAATCTTGGTTCAGTAGTATGGCTCTCGTCTCGGCGCTCTGTAGTTGTCCTCGTCCCACTCGTCTGTCGGCAAGCGGATGAACCCGCCCTGACGGAATCTCAGCAGCGCCATCACCGTGGAGTCCACGAGGTCATCGTGGCTTGCGAACGGGAACCCTGCCACCTCCTCCACGACCTCCTCGGCCCAGCGTGTCGCGGGCACCCAGACAAATCCTGACGCCAATATGTCCGACACGGAGTTGAGGCGGGCCATCTTGTCCCCGGTCCCCCGGTGGGGGGTGTACTCCTGCACGGCGATACCCATCCGCCGCAGTTCTTGGAACACTGCCGTCCCCGCGCTCTTCTTCTCGACGATGAACGCGTCCGGGTTCCAATACTTATACTCGTCTAGGCATAGCTGCTTGAGCTCGGGGAACTCCAAGCGCCTCTTTATCGAGTTGAGCAGGATGATGTGGTGCCCACCCTCCTTCTCATTGAGGAACACTCCCCATGTCGTCAGCGCTGTGAAGTCCGCACGGTTGTTAGTCTCGGCAGCGGCGTCGAGAGACATAATGACGAACTCTGCGGGCGGCGGGTCGTCGTCGGGCCACAGCCTCCACCACTCTCTCTTTACTATCGCAGCCTCTTCAGCCGTGGGCTGCTGCTGATACTGCGCGTTCCACTGGAAGACAGGCATGCTGGCCTTGGTGCGCAGCAGCGCCGGGACATCGAAGAACTCAGGCCACAGGGCCTTCTGCACGGTCCGCGCTTCCCCGGTCTCCGGGTCGGTCTGCTCGACGTCCAGCAGGGCAGGAAACTCCACTACCTCGTACTGATCGGCGTCGTCATTCTGCGCCATGTCGCGCACCAGCCGCCCAGTGAGGTCGTCCATGTGCCAGCGTGTCTGCACCACAGCCACCCGTCCGCCCGGCATCAGACGTGTTCTCGCGCCGAAGGTGAACCACTGGTAGGCTTTCTCGAATACCGAGAAGTTGCCGTTCAGCACGTCCTGTTCCGAGTGGGGGTCGTCCACCAGCAGCAAGTCTGCACCTCGACCAGCGATAGAGCTACCTATACCACAGGCAAAATACTCGCCCCCGAAGTTCGTGTTCCACCGCCCCGCCGACTTGCTGTCCGCAGCGAGGCCCACGGCAGGGAAAATCTCCTTGTACGCGTCGGTGTCGATGAGGTTCCGCACCTTGCGCCCGAAGTCCACCGCGAGGTCCGTGGTGTGGGAGACCATCATGACCTTCTTGCCCGGGTTCCGCCCGAGGAACCACGCAGGGTAGTATATAGAGACGAGCTGGCTCTTGCCGTGCCGGGGCGGGATGTTGACGCACACCCGGTCCTCGTCCCCCCGCTCCAGCGCCATGAGGTGCTTGGCGAGGATTCTGTGGTGCCTGCCGACCTTGTACGACGGCTCCATGATCTTGCAGAACTCGATCAGGTCGTCGCGTGCAGCTTGCAGCCTCTTGCGCTTCAGAAGCTCATCCAGCAGCTGTTCGACCTCCAGCGCCTCGCTGTCGGTCAACGCATCGACGTTGGCGAGAAGTGTCCGCAGTTCCTTCTCCGTGAACGCAATATCGTTCACTGCGCTCACTCCACGTCATCTATAAGCTCCGCATCTTCTGCGGGCGTCACGTCCACCATTCTCTGCAGCTTCTCCCGCAGCCGGGCACGGATGTCATCGGTCGTCTGGTGCGTTACGGTCACTTCGCTGCGCTCCACGAACAACCCGACGTCGGAAAACTTGCCCAGAAGCTCCAAAGCCTTCAACCGCACCCTCGGATCGGGGTTTTCGGTCTCCTGCACCAGCTTGTTGGTCACCAGATGGCGTATCTGCACCACATCTTCGACCACTTTGTGGCCAAAATCCTTCAAAATCTGCTGTGTAAGCAGCAGAGCAGCCGGTGTCAGGGTCGCAATCCGCCTAGTAGTGCCTGTTTTCTCGGTTTCAGAGGGGTCTGCGGCATACGCCAGCGCCAACTGGGCAGCGGTCTCTTCATCTTCCGAGTCTGGAAGCACCTCCAGCCCGGCTGCAGCCAGCAGATTAGCGGTATTTGCGGCGGCGGTGATGCTCTCTTCGAAGCTAAGCGCTGCGTTTTTCTTGTCCAAAGGCACGTTTTCTTCCGGCATGAGGTGCAGGGTCATGGTTTCCCCCGTTTAGACGCATTTCGTGACTATATAGTATAGTGGGGGTTTTGCAACGTGGGACTCCTGCACCCCCTTTTCCTATACAAAGCGCGCCGAAACCGGTGGGTAGATGGAAAAAAGACCCCCCCACCCCCCTAAGTTCTACTCTCCCGCGTGCTCCACCGCATACACTGTTCTAAATGTTCCGGAAAAGTTCCAAACGTGGGGGATTTGTGGGGAATAGTATGTTAGGGTTGCGAGCCCGCCGTGCTGGGTTAGGGGGGTCGCCCCCCGGTGGGGTCACCGGATGTCACAAAACGACACGTTAGGGCGCGCCCTAACGCAAAAACGTAACTATTGCGCCTCGGACCATGCCATAAAGGGTCATCGGGAACGGAATGGTCCTGCCCCGATATGGCAACGAAAGGGAAATGCCATGACTCCTGAATTCTTCACGAACGCAGTCAAAGCGCTGCGAGTATCGTTCGACGCGCAAGGCCTTGCGGATGAGGCGCAGGCGAAGGCGAATCTCGCATGGATCGCGGCCGACGGGGTTTTCGCGGCCGAGTATGACGCAGATTGGTTCAAGTATGCCAATAACCCCGCGACTCATGGGGTTATCGACAATCGGCACCCCGAGGCCTTTTCGTCGATCCGCGCGATGTGCGCCCGCGCTGCGACGTCGGATGCCGAGTATGAACGCATCCGCGCGTTCTGCGACGATCCGACTGTGGAAACGACCGACAAACTGATTGCCGATGTGCGCGTCACGCGCAGCGGAAAGCGTGTGACGGAAAAGGTCGAAAAGACCAAGAAAGCGTGGCAATCTTGGCGGTCTGATCAGGTCCGGGCGTTTATCGACAAGGTCAAGACGGCGCGCAAAGGCATCGAACCCCGCGCGCCTCGCGTCAAGAAGGCCGCGATTGAGCAACTGCGCGATCTTATGGTCAAGGCCGAGCGTATCGTGCAGAAGGCCGACGCGGGTGCGTTCGAGATGGACGTTGTGGGCTTCCAGAACAGTCTGCGCGCCCTTAACAAAATGATCCGATAACTACCTTGCCCCGCGCCGCAAGGCGCGGGGCGGGGGGGGGGGGGGGGGGGGG